AGAAAATAGATAAAATGTATAACGCTATAACAAACTCAAGAGCTGCGTTTGTAGAACTTTTAGACTTTACAAAAAAAGGCAGTGCACCAGGACAAGTAAAAACTAATGTGCAAGAATTAGAAGAGATCATGGGCAACAGAGTAAAACAATATCTTGGTAACACATATAAAATATTTAACGAAAAATCTATTTTACCTTTTGCAAATTACGAACCTACAGACGAAGCTATAAACAGAGCTGTAAGATTATTTCAACGTTACTCTAGATTTACACAAAGAAACAATAAAACTGTAAACGAGCTTTCAGAACAAGAAGGACGAGCCATGGTAGCTGCTGTATTAGACAGTGTACCTAAAACAAAACCAAAGGGACAACTGCCTGCATTTAAATATGTCAACCTCACTGCAGGGGCAGAAACACCTGATGTGTTAAAAACTTTTGCAAGAACGGTAACCAAAGGTAAATTTGCTGGTGCAGATCCAAATGTGCCAAGAGTTATTGGTAGGGGTAGTAAAGTGTTTAGAGAATTATTTGGTGAGATACAAGACCCAAGATATTCAGTATTTAATGCCATGACAAAACTATCTGCAATGGCAAGAAAGACACAATTCTTTGGTGATTTATTAAGAGCAAACAATGCAATACCAAAAGATCAAAGAAGATTTTTTTACAGTAGTAAAAACGATGCAATAAAAAATTTACCAAATCAAGAAATAGTTTTATTAGATGATTATTTAAAAGACACACCTGGTGTTATCAATCCACTTAAAGGTTCTTTTACATCTAAAGATATAGCTGAAGGTATCGGTAATTCAAATAATGTTAGTGCTTTCTTTAGAGGTGAGAGAGAAGGAGCGTCTTTACCAGAAAAGATAATAACGTGGGGATACAGAAACATGATTTTATTTCCAAAAGGTTTATCACAAATAGCCAAAACAGTTTTATCTATACCTACACACTTACGTAACGTATTTAGTGCCGGTGCTTTTGCTGGTGCAAACGGCACACTATTTGAAAACCCTGCATTAATTAAAGAGGCCTTTGAAGAATCTTTCGGTGCTTTACAAGTAGGCACAAGAGGTGAGGCAGCTAACAAAGCTTATCAAGAACTACTAGAACTTGGTGTTGTAAATTCACAGGTTCAAATAGGAGATCTTATGAATCTGTTGAGAGATGTTAAATTTGGTGAGGGTATGATAAATACAGATAACTTTTTACGTCCTATGTTAAACAAATTAAAAAAAGGACAAAAGTTTTTTCAAGACTTATATGTAGCAGAAGACGATTTATTTAAAATATATAACTATGCTATTGAAAGAAAACGTCTTGCTAAGGCATACGGAACATCTAGAACAACACAACAAATAAAAGAAGAGGCAGCAGATATTGTTAGAAACACAGTGCCAAACTATGCGTATGTGTCTGATACAGTTAGAGCACTTAGAGTATTGCCGTTTGGTAACTTCATGTCTTTCCCATCTGAAATACTAAGAACATCTACAAACATAGTGGAACGTGCATTAAAAGAAATAAAAGATCCTGTTACAGGTAGTTTAAATTATTTTAATAGTACAAACCCGTTAAAAGGTATTGGTCTAAAAAGAATAGCTGGTATGGCTACAACTACAGTGGTGGTGCCAACTGCAGTAGCAGAAGGAGCCAGAGCTTTATATGACATTACAGAAGATGAACTAAAAGCCATGAGAAGATTTTTACCGGAATGGTCACAGAACTCTACGATTGTACCTATCAGAAAAGAAAATGGTGATTTGATGTATGTAGACTTCAGTCACGGTAACGCTTACGACACACTGGCTAGACCATTTGTTACACTACTAAACAATATACAAAAAGGTGAAGAGAATGAAAAATCTTTAATCGACAGTTTTGCTAGAGGTAGTATAGAGGCGTTTGGTGAACTATCAGATCCATTTATATCAGAGTCTATCTTTACAGAAGCTATGAACGATATTTGGTTTAGAGGTGGTAGAACACAGGACGGAAGACAACTGTACACGGACCAAACAGCAGCTGGTGATAAATTAGCAATACAAATTAGACACTTGGCTGTAGCACTAGCCCCATCTTATAAACAGTTTGTTAGAATAGGTTTAGGTGCAACAGATACCGTTGGTCCTTTTCTTGGTGTTGGTAAAAGAGGAGAAGAATACAGAGTATTACCAGAGGTGGCAGGGTTCTTTGGATTTAGGGGTGTAGATATTAAACCACTAGACTCCATGGGTTTTAAAATTACAAACTATCAAGCTGGTATTCGTAACGCCAGAAGAGAGTTCACAGGTGGTACTTTTGGTGTGTTGTCTGGTGGTAAAAAAACACCGAATGATGTTATTGAAAGATTCATCGCTAGTAACAGATCAAGATTTAACGTTCAAAAAGAAATGTACAGAGATTTAAAAGCAGCACAATTACTAGGTGTATCAACTGCTAATCTTAAAAAAGAATTTAAAGAAAGACAATTGTCTAGTGATACTTACAATGCGTTAGAAAAAGGTTTGTTCAGACCTTATTTTCCATCTCAAGATATACAAGCTAGATTTGAAGAAATAGCTAGAAACATAGGTCAAACTAATCCTTTTGTATTTGCTTTACCCACGCTACAACGATTAAGATTAGATTTTAACAATTTAAGATTAGATTTTAATTTTGATAATTTTATTAATCCAGGAGACTTTTTATTACGAGATGCTCCTGCGCCAACAGCTGCACCACAATTACCTCAAACGGGAGCTGTAATCACACCACCACCAAGAGCAGACGTGATACCACAAAGCGGGTTGACAGCAACAGAGACTGCACTATTATCGCCCGACGAACAGATTATAAGACAAAGGAATAGAACTTAATGGCAATAGAACCTAAAACAACACGAGAACATATCGTATCCCTATACGGACACATTAAAGGTGTTAAAAAAGATATTAATCACATGCACAACGGTATTCACAAATTGGGTGGTAAAATAGACAAAATCTATTGGGTTCTTTTAGCTGCGGTGGGGACCGTGGCCATACTTTTATTAGAAAGATTTATATTTTAAATCCAAGATTTTAATTCTTCACCCATAACTTTTGAAGCTATGTCTATCTTTTTACGAAGAGACTTTACAATTTTATTATCTACTGTATCTTCGGCTATAATATCTACGTATGTCACTTTTTTCTTTTGCCCTATTCTGTGTGCTCTGTCTTCTGATTGCATTCTTTTTTCAAGATCATATCCATTAGAATAATAAATAACTGTACTTGCTTGAACTAGTGTGATACCATACCCGCCGGTTTGCGGAGTTCCTATGAAGAATCTCACCTTGTCATTATCTTTAAAATTTTTAATAGCATAGTCTCTCTCTTCAGGTAGAGTCTTGCCATAATAATGAACCGCGGATCCCGGACCATACTTTTCCTCTAGCAACTTAAATATATTTTTTACATCATGTTGATAGTGGGCCCATATAATAACTTTACCTTCAACTTCATCCAGAACATCTAACAATTCTGCTAACCTATTATTTTTAACTTCTTGTATAGTGCCATCATCAGCAGAAAAATGGCCACAAGTTATTTGGTGTAAACGCATTAATTGCGTTAGAGCTGTCACGGTTGTAACCGTCTTACCATTTAATGTAGCTAACGCTTCTTGTCTCATTTCTTTGTATAATCTCTTTTGTTCATCTGTAAGCTGTATTTCTCTTTTCATATAAATTTTATCTGGTAAATCTAAACAATCCTCTTTTAATACTCTGTAAGAAAAAGGTCTTAACTTTTCAGATAGTTCAGTTAAGTTTTGATACCCAACCACTAAATTAATAGAACGCCCAGATATGTTTGCTGTTTTCATTAAAGCATATCTATTTCTAAATGAGTAGTACGAGTCGTGTCCTAAGTGATGAATATCTAAAAATTGACATTGTGTATATAAATCTAATGGGTTCTTAGTAACAGGTGAGCCTGTCATTACTCTTCTATAGTTTGCTATTGGCCCTAAAGATAATATGTTTTTTGTTCTTTTAGCTTTTGGGTTTTTTATTGTAGTAGACTCATCAATGGCCATTAAAGACTTATGTGATCTTAAAAATTGTGAGGCAAACAATTTACCCTTGTCTGTACTAAAAGCCTCAACATTCATAATTAATATGTGAAGGTCCTGCCCTGTTTCAAACAATTTATCTAACTTTGATTTTTGTTTTTTATTTATATTTGATTGCCACAATACGGTCACATTTTCTATATGATCAGGTAAATGTGCAGGCAACTCTTGATTGTACCAAGTGCCCACTACACCTTTTGGTGCAATAATTAATGCACCATCCACTTTACCTTTATCATAAAGCATCGCTAGATTATCTATCAGCACCTTTGTTTTGCCGGTACCCATTTCCATAAAATATGCATAAGTATCTCTATTCCAAGATTTTTCCAACGCAGTAAGTTGGTGTGCATATGGCTTCTTCTTAAATTTATATTTCATCTTTCTATTGACACTTATATAGGATTTTACTATAAAGTCAATATGAAAGATACAGAAAGTATTAATTACTCAGAGGTAAAAAAAGATAGACAACCTCATGTTTATGTTGTGCAAGAAATTGCAGGTACAAGAGAAGGCCGACCTAAATTTAATATTATGGGTGCAGCAGAATATGGCACGTTAAAATTTTTACTAGATGAAAGATCACAGATGATTTTTTCACCTGGACCTTTAGTTATGAAACTTAAAAATCTTGTAAAAGATTTTAAACCAACAGACTACTTGTTATTAACAGGAGACCCTGCTATAATAGGTGTTGTCTGCTGTTTGGTATCAGATTTAACAAACGGTAGATTTAATCTCTTAAAATGGGATAGACAAGAAAAAAGATACTATCCAATAGAGATTGATATTTACGGAACAAGGAACATAAAAAATGACTGCGATTGATTTTGAAAAAGACCAAGAGAACTTAATAGATAGAACGACAAACATAAATAAACTTGCAGATAAAATAAAAGAACTGCAAGCACAACAAGCACAACTGCAAGTGCAGGAAGATGCAATCAAACAAAAGAAAAAAGACATAGAACATTTATCAGGTGAGGTGATACCAACCATGTTATCTGAAATGGGTCTATCATTTCTAAAACTACAGGATGGATCTTCTGTAGAAGTTAAAACAAATTACAGCGCCACTATTACACAAGCAAATAAAGAAGCGGCGTTTAACTGGCTTCGTGAGAATGGCCTGGGCGATATAATCAAAAATGAGATATCCGTATCGTTCGGTCGTAACGAGGATAACAAGGCGGCTGATTATGCCGAACTTGCAAAGAGTCAGGGTTTAGACCCGATGCAAAAGCTGAAGGTCGAACCTATGACTCTAAAAGCGTTAGTCCGTGAGCGTATTGAGGCGGGTAAAGAAATGCCAACGGAACTTTTCAACATCTTTGTTGGAAATAAAACAACAATAAAAAGGAAACAATAAACATGAGTGAAGTACAAACAAAAAAGAAAAACGAGATAAGTGCAAATATGTTTGAGAGTGATGCTGGCCAAGGCATTGCAAACATTACACAAGAAGACCTTGCGCTTCCGTTTTTAAAAGTGCTTGGTCAACTATCACCTGAAGTCAACAAGCGTAATGCTAAATATGTTAAGGGGGCAGAACCTGGCATGATTATAAATACCGTTACAAACGAGATTTATGATGGCGAAAAGGGGATAGACGTCGTTCCTGTATACTACAAAAGACAGTATGTAGAATGGCAGGATAGAGGTGAGAGTCAGGGTGCACCAGTAAAAATATATGAGGCTGGTGATGACTTACCAAAAACTCAAAGAGACAAAAGTAATAAAGATAGATTATCTAATGGTAACTATTTAGAAACTACTGCAAGTCACTTTGTGGTTGTCTTGGGTAAAAATCCAACAACAGCTTTGATTTCTATGAAAGCTACTCAACTTAAAATTAGTAGAAAATGGAACTCAATGATGTCTGGTTTAAAACTACAAGGTAAGAATGGTATGTTTACACCGCCAACTTACAGCCACATTTATAAGCTAAAAACTGTTCAACAGTCTAACGACAAGGGAACATGGTTTGGTTGGGATGTGTCAAAAGTAGGACCTATCTCTGATGGTAGTGTTTATGCGATAGCAAGAGACTTTAGTAAGAATGTTGCTAAAGGTAATGTTGAAGCTAAACATGAATCTGAAGAACCAAAAACCAAGAAGGAAGAAATAACTTTATAATTTCTCATCGTGGTGAGATCGGGGCGACAATGGGAGACTGGAGTCGCCCCACTAATTTTGGTTTATGACAGAGATAATAAAAGACAATGCACCTAGAACGTTTGAGCAATGGATAGATCGCGGAAGCGTTTTAGTACCATTGCACAAAGGTAAACCAGCCAAAGGTGTTTTAGGTTATACCAAAGAAGATTTCAAAACAACAAAAGAGGAATGGCGAACAAAATATAGTTATTGTATAATTGGATTACGATTAGATAATTACATAGACATTGATGTAGACAATCCGATAGCAAATTATTTTATAGAAAAAAATTTATCAAGATGTGGGGCTGTATCCGGAAGGCCTAACAATCAATACAGTCATTATTGGTATAAAGGTCAAGCTACAAAAATAACTTTTGCTTTACCGAATGATTTTAAAGAACACTGTAAAGATTTTAAACATGGCTCTACTTTGATTGAGATAAGGTCTGGTTCAGGTTGTTATTCTGTGCCTCCCAAAAATTTACATTTTAAAGATAAAGAATATACTGACTGGCATCGTTTTGAAGAGATTCATGAGTACGAAGGGGACGTGCAGTTAGACGTAGGTAAAGTGGCTTTGTTAACTGCTTTAAGTATTTTATATCCAGATTCTGGACAGAGGGATGACTATTGCACAGCAATAGCGGGAGTATTATTAAACAACGGTAAGTGGTCAGCAAAAGATGTTGATGAGTTTATAGAGCAATTAGCAGAACAAAGTAACGATCCAGATAGAATTAGAACTAAAAAAGGCACAAGTGGTGAACGTGGTGAAAGAAACTTTGGTATACCCACATTAAGGAAAATACTAAACTGTAGCACAGAGGCTATCACAACAATATTTAGTTGGGTTAACGCCACTAATTCTGTTCAAGTTATACATGACTCTATTATTGGTAGGGTGTTAGAAGTTGGAGAGGACTCTTATCATGTTGAAGTTTTAAAAACAGATGGGGACGAAAAGACAATAGAACTTGTAGAGGTTGACGGACCTAAATTAATGAAACAACAATCATTTTACGATCAATGTATTGAGCAAGCAGGTGTTTGGATACCTGCCATACCTAGAGTAAAGTTTGATAGGATGATGAAAGAAAAGTTTGATAATAGGGAAAGATCTGAGGACTATGATGAAGATGCAGGAGAAAGTAGTAAGTTTAGAAAAACATTTATTGAGTATCTTAAATACAAAAAAGTGTCTAACGATAGATTAGCTTTAATTAGAAATGAACCTGTCATAGAACAAGAAGAAGATATTTTAGATTTTAGTATTGATGACTTTGAAAGTTATTTAAACGGTCAGAACATAAAATATAACAAGAGAGGAAGACTTGTAGAACATTTAAAAAAAAGATTAAAAGCAAAAAAAGTAAAAGGTAAAAAACCTGGGCACAACAACAAATCAAAAGTTTTTTGGAGAATAAAAAACTTTTCAAAACAGTATGAAATACCAACAGGCACACTAATGTTAGAGGGAGAAATAGTAGATGAGGAAACCTAAATTTATATCTGGACCCCCAGGGACAGCAAAAACAAGCAATGAAATAATGAATAGATATAAAGATTTGTTAAAAAAACACGATTGGAAAAAAATAATTTTATTATCACATACCAACACAGCTGCTGAACAGATGTTAAAAAACATTTTTAATTTAGAAATACCAGAGCTTTCAAATGTATCTTACGATGAAATGTATGAAGAGAATACAGTAACAACCATACATTCTTGGTGTAATGATTACATGAGGGAGAACAAAGAAATTTTTGGTGAAGAAGAGTGGGAGTTGTGTGAGAAACAAAGTTATCTTTTTAAATTAAAAAAACCAACAAATGTTAAAAAAAGAGGACATCCTTTTTTAGAATTTATGGATCAAGCCTTTGGAAACGAAAGATCTTTTAAAGAACATTGGAAACAATCTGATGATCCAGCTGAAAATTTTAAACCATATAGTCTATCACAGTTTGAAGAAATGAAAGACATTTATTTCAACGTGCTAAAAGCTAGTAATAAGAACGATTTTAATCGACAGCTTCAAATATTTTTGCAATCAGGGACCGCACCAAACATCTCTGCGTTAATTGTAGACGAGGCTCAAGACAGTAATAAATATCAATTAAAAGTTTTAGAAAAGATTGCCACAAATGTTGAAGATCCTAATTATTGTTTTGTTGGTGATGCGGACCAAACTATTTTTGAATTTGCAGGGTCGGATGCAGATTTTTTTCACGAGTTATCAAAAGACGCAGAACAATTAGAAAATGGTTATAGATGTGGATTGGCCATCAATAAAAAATGTAAACAAATTATAGCACCAGTGTGGAAAAAATGGGGTTACAGTAGAGTTTGGAAACCAAAAGAAGGTGTGATTGGTAAAGGCTACTACTTACCTAATCTTGAAAACTCCTCTACTGGTATGGAAGCACTAATGAAAAAGATATTTGAAAACAAACAAGTTTGTCTATTTACTTATCGAGGTGTATCTCAAGGTCAAAAGATTAAAAAATTTTTAGTTTCAAGAGGTATATATTTCAAATGGGTTAACGGAGAACCACACGTTAATATTAGCATGGTTAAAGCTCATAAAGATTGGCCTAATTTTATAAAGGGAGAACCATGGAGCTTAGGTAAAATAAAAAAACTATGGCCCCATCTTGGAAAAAAAGTAATTGTTCATGGTAAAGGTAATGTAAAGAAGGTTTTTGATGGATTAATTAATAAACCATATACTGTTCAAGAATTAATACAGACAAAATTTTTAAAAGAAGATGTATTGCAATGTAATCAATTACAACTGGCCCTAACGGGATCAGAGTTAAATGATGAGAGAGTATCATACATACGTAAAGTTTTGTACAGTAGACCTAAATTTGATGGCAAAGCATTTGTAGAGGTTGGTAATTTTCACCAAGTGAAAGGGTTAACTTATGATAACGTCATTGTGGATGAAACAAGGCGCAAGAAAGAAGATTTTTATTCTCAGTTAAGATTGCTGTATACCGGATACAGTAGAGGCATATACGATTATTGGACGTTAGCTCCAGAACCAAGAGCATTAAGAATGGGGACTAGAGATGGCGTCTAAAAAAAATGTATATCAAAAACAAATTGCAGGATCTCACTACAGTAATTTTAAAGTGCAACCAAGTAAGTTCATCAATGACAACAAGTTGCTTTTTGCTGAAGGGAATGCTATAAAATATATATGTAGGCATCCTTATAAAAATGGAAAAGAGGATCTGGAGAAAGCCATACATTATATAGAAATGATAATAGAGAGGGATTATGAATAATGTGCACTGTGCCTAGATTGTCTGAACTAGATTTAAACGGGGTTGATACAGTAGCTGTTGACTTAGAGACTTACGATCCAGGACTAAAGAAACACGGATCAGGGGCCATAAGAAACGATGGTTTTGTTTGTGGCATAGCTGTTGCAACAGATAATCAAAAATTTTATTTTCCAATAAACCACGCGATGACAGATAATTTAGAAGCCGACGAAACATGGGCTGTTCTAAACGAAAAGATTTTTCAAAACCCTGACATACGGAAAGTATTTCACAATGCAATGTACGATGTATGTTGGATAAGATCTATTACAGGCGAAATGTTAAAGGGTAAACTTTTAGATACTATGATAGCAGCGTCAGTGTTAGATGAAACAAGAATGAAATACTCTTTAGATTCTGTCAGTAAAGATTATTTAAAAGACTCTAAATATAAATATGATTTACAAAATAAAGCAAAAGAGTTTGGCATAAAAGATCCAATGTCTAGTATGCATAAACTTCCATACTCTGTTGTAAAAGATTATGCAGAACAAGACGTAGAATTAACTTTAAAATTGTGGAGGGTATTTGAATCTAAACTTGATGCGGTAGAGTTTGAAGACAAATCAGGTAAAATTAAAAAGACATGCAGAAAGATATTTGATTTAGAAACAGATTTATTTCCATGTTTGGTTGATATGAAATTTAAAGGTGTGAGATTTGATGTAGAAGGTGCAAAAAAATTTGGTAAGAACTTAGAAAGAAGAAGAGATAGTTATGTTAGATTTATAAAAAGAAAGAGTGGTGTGGACGTACAAATTTGGGCTGCTGCATCTATAAAAAAATTATTAGACCAACAAGAGATAGTTGATTATGAAAAGACACCAAAGTCAGGTATGCCTAAACTTCCTAAAAATTATTTAACAACACATGAAAACCCTTGTCTCCGAGCAATAGCTAGAGCACGAGAATGTGATAAAGCAAATAACGCTTTCATAGAAGGTCTTCTTGGTTTTGTGCATAATGGCAGAATACACGCTGATATAAATCAAATTAGATCTGATGATGGAGGCACAGTGACAGGTAGATTTAGTATGTCTAATCCGAATCTACAACAAATACCAGCAAGAGGTTGGATTGGTGAAAAAATGAGAAAGTTATTTTTACCAGAAGAAAATTGTACTTGGGGTAGTTTTGACTACTCACAACAAGAACCTAGAATTGTAGTTCATTATGCAATTAAAGTATTAAATAACTTAGATTCAACAAATAAAAATACAAGAGATTCGATTAAAACTTTAAAAGAAATGTATGAAAAACAAAAAGACGCTGACTTTCATCAAATAGTTGCGGACATGGCAAAGATAGGTAGGCACCAAGCCAAAACAATAAACTTAGGTCTTTTTTATGGTATGGGTAAAACAAAACTTAGAATGGAATTAAATTTAGAACAGGATAAGGCAAAGGATTTATTTGATAAATATCACGATAAAGTTCCCTTTGTAAAACAATTATCAGATACAGTTATGAAATTTTCAAATAACAATGAAAAACTGTACACTTTGTATGACAGATTCTGTAGATTTCCAAAGTACGAAAGTGCAAATAGAAAATGGAATAATAAAACAAAAAGGTTTGATACAGAACTTTTAACAAAAACTGAGGCTATGGAATTATGTATTAAAGAATATAAAGAAAGGTGGGATGAAAAAGATCGGTTGAGTGATGAAAAGATAATAGAACAAGTATTTCCAACACAGTATCAACCTGCGTTTACATACAAAGCATTAAACAGATTAATACAAGGATCCGCTGCTGACATGACAAAAAAAGCAATGGTTGATCTATATAAAAAAGGCATATTACCACAGATACAAATACACGATGAATTGTGTATTTCTATAAAAAATAATGAAGAGGCCCAACTGGTGAAAAGCATTATGGAAAATGCTATTCCACTAGAAATTAATAACAAAGTAACGTATAAAAAAGGAAACAATTGGGGCAATTCAAAGTGAGGATTTATTATGGCATATTTAAACGCGAACATACCACCAGAGTACGCACAGATAAGAAAGGAGTATCTCTATGACCTTAAGAAACATCATGGAGAAGTTGAAGACTGCATTATCTTTGGTCTATCGGCTATTACAGGGCGTAGTATCCTTTTTCATTGTATTATGGAAAATGGAGCTATCTTCTATCGTCTCCCGATATCTGCATTCATTCAAAGAGGGTTTAAACCGCAAGAAGTTCCTAGACGTAGACTTGACGAGTTACAGCTTTGGAATTGCTTTAGTTATTATCCTGCTGTGCATTCTTGGGATATTTTAGAAGCACAGGCCGGTAAATACATAGGAAAAGACAAGAAATGGCACCACGGTAAATACTTATTTACGGTTGACTTTGCCCATCCTGAAAGTAATATATTAGATACGGACCATTCAGAGATACCGCACGAGCACAAATGTGCTCACATCATAGCTCTCGATGACGGGAACTATGCAGCACAACCTAATAATAGATGCATTTGGGACATCCCATCGTTTACGGTGAAAGACAATGTGCCAGATTGGAAAGTGCAGACATCTGAGTGGAATGTTGAAAATACAAGTCAATGGAAAACAGAAGATACTGATAAGTTCTTCTATGAAATTGAGGAGAAGAAACATGATTGATAAATGTAAAAACGTTTGTTGCAGAGCCTGGAGTTGGATCAAAGGTCTATGGAACAAATGGGTCAATTGGATCTTTAAAGGTTTCTACAAGTAATTTATGGCCCTAAAAATTTCTGAATCAGCAGCTGTACAAATGCCAATGAAGACGGTTGCTAGTTTGATCGCGATGGTTGCCATCGGGACCTGGGCTTATTTTGGCCTGCACGAAACACTCAATCAACATCAAACAAAAATTGAGTTAATGCAAAAAGATTTAGAACAAAACTCAGAGTTTAGAATTAAATATCCAAGAGGTGAGTTGGGTCAATCAGCAGGAGAGGCAGAGCTTTTTATGATTGTTGAGCACGTTAGTGGTTTACTGGAAGATGTAGAATCAGAACTTAAAAGTATGAGAAACAACGCAGTTAATATAGAGTTCTTAAAAAAAAGAACTGAGAAATTAACTGAAGACGTAGAAAAATTAATTAGGAATGGAAATGGACCGAAACACTAGAAAAATATTAGATTATATCTCTGACATGGAAAAACAAGCAAAGCAAATGAGCTATGTCAAAGATCTTAAAAAAGAAGTAGATATAAATGGTACGGGTACACATAAGTACAGGATTAAATACGGACCAAACAAAGGAAAAGTAGTACGATGATAGAAACTGTATTCGCACTTATACTCACATTAAACGGAAATATGATAGAGCATGTATACAAACCGAGCCTCAGCGATTGTTTGAAATCCAAGCGTATCGCGCAGAACGAGGTAAACCCAGAAAGAGTAGTATTTACTTGTAAAAAAGTAAAAGCTAAGACTGAAATATATATGGATCGTAAAAAGATTTTAAGTATACTATAATAATGAAACTTACAGCAAATATAACTCTTGATGAGTTAACTAAGTCTCAGATAGCGGAGAGAAAAGGTATTAACAATAATCCTAATCCTGCGCAGATTGAGAATCTTAAAGCATTGGCTATAAATATATTACAACCAGTGCGTTCACACTATAACAAGCCACTAATCATATCCAGCGGATTCCGTTGTGCTCAGCTTTGTGTAGAAATTGGTAGCAGTGTAAACAGCCAACACGTGGCAGATGACAGTGCAGCTGCAGCAGACTTTGAGATACCTGGTGTAGACAACAGGGAGCTCGCTTCTTACATTAAAAATGAATTAGAATTTGACCAACTTATTTTAGAATTTTACAAAGATAACGAACCAACATCAGGCTGGATACATTGTTCGTATTCTACTAACAGTAATAGAAACCAATCGTTGCGAGCCATGAGAGAAGATGGTAAAGTAGTTTACAAACCATGGCTAGAATAGGAAAACTCACTTCACAAATCGTAACTGGCAAATGTCCAGAATGCCAAACAGAAACTATTCTTGTATCTTTTGAACCATATCTATACAGATGTGTAAACTGTGGTTATGATTTAGAACAGAAAATTAATGGTGTTATTAAATATGTCGTGGCAAACGAACATACAGAAATGAAACTACGTGATCTAGACGAAGACCATGGCTAAAAAAAGACCGCTCTTCGGCGTATCAAACTACGTAAAAAGAACTCCTAAAAAAAGACCTGGAAGACATAAAAAAAGATACTCAAAACGTGTGCCCAGACGTAAACCCT